AATTTAATTTTCTTCAAGGTTCTTAGATCATACCATAATTTGTTTGATCTATCGGTTTTTCTTTTGTCTTCAACTTCATTCACCGCTCTTTTAAGTTCTTTGTGATGAGCTTTCACTTCTAACATAATTTACCCCCTTGTCAGTTTTAACAATTTGTCCATCTGTGCCTTGATAATTGGTCCTCTATTTGGCCAATGTATGTAAGGTTCGTTGGACTTTGAAAGATTATATAAAAATGGTAACATAATCTTTTCAATTTCTTTAAATCTTGCCTGTGTATCAGCGTCCTGTATCTCTTTTGTTACTGTATCTTTTTCAGCAACAATCTGCATAACTTCATTCATAGCAGATTTAATATCAGAAACATCTGATTTAATTTTTGCTAGTTCTAAATTTGAATTTTCTATAACACTCGGGTCAATGCTGGGTTGTGTTTCTTCAGCTGGTTTAGATGATACAGGAGTAAAACCAAAGTCTATATCCGTATCAAACTCCCTCATAAAATCAGGTATATCTGCCATTGTTTTTCTCCTTATTAGTTGTAGGTAGGTTATCCAAGCAGGATAACCCACCGTTGTGAGGTTTGTACAATGAGCGGATTGACTTATTAGACTCAGGTATACGACCGTTGCGTTTCAGTTGCTCGCTCTGTACTATATTATTTATTTTTTGCACTACGTCTAGCCTTGTACTTTTTTATTGCTTGTTCTGTTTTAACTTCTTTTACTGATCTTTTTCTATGCTGTTGTGCTAAAGGACTGTTAGGATGTGCTTCAGCAATTCTGCTTAAATTATCTTTCCAACCACCATCAGTTCTATAACTCATACCACTTACACCACCAACAATATTTAAAGCAGTTAATTGTTGTTTGATATGTTTATTTTTTTCTAAGTAATCTTCCATTTCAGCAATACTCATCATATCGGTAAATGTTTTACCTGTCTTGGTATTTTTAAAAGTATATAATGGCATTATTTTAAAGATAGATGATAAGATAGTTGACTTGTAGCTTCAAGCATATCTTCTAAAATACTTTCTAAATCAATTTGTCCTGCTATATCTTTTGACATGTTGGCGATTATATTCGATTGTTCAACAACTTCTTGTTTTACAATTTCTACATCAGCATAATTTTTAATACCTGATCTCAACTCAGCACTAAACTTAATTCTTTTATTATGTTTACCTTGCCATGTTTCAACAAATCGGTCATTAAGTTCATTAAATTTTGTATAATACTCACCTAATGCTTCATGTTCAGAATATGATTCTGTTTGCCAATGATAACTTTGTACGTTATTTAAAAAGTTAATATTGTTTTGTATAAAATTTATTATTTCATTCATATGTTTATTTATCCTTCAAAATCCTACCGTAGTTTGGCCAACCAAATTTATCTGGTGACTCATCTATGTATCTCCATCTTATCACACCTGTGTTAGGATTTCTTTCATAGATTTTAGGACGTTCTATTTTCGTTTTCTTTTTTTTGTTCATTTTTAATTCCTTCAGCAAACCACTCTGGCATTTTTGCTGGTGATTTCCATGTAGCAAATCTTTGTTTCTTCATTATATAGTATTTACGATAAGACGCAACTACGTCACCAGGTACTTTACATTCATCTGGCATTGCTGGTGTAGCATCTGTACCTACAACATCAACTTTAGCGTTTTTAGGTGGATGTTTAAGTATATCACCTAGTTTTTGAATAGTTAAATGGTCTTTTGTATGATTGTATCTTAACTTGTATTCTTCATTAAGAGCCATCATGTGTTTATATAACCATATATAATTGTATGCTGATTGTAATACCCATTGTGTAGATGGATGATTTAACCAACCTGCCTTGTAGATAATTGCTTCTTCATTTGAGTTATCAAGTCGCCATCTTTTAATATTTCTACCATTCTTTGTTTTTGCTATATATTCTGTACCATCAAGTACACGTTTAGCAGTACACAACATTTGAGCAGACTCAAGTATCATTTTGACCACATGTTTATCTAAAAGCATTTTAGCAGCTTTTACTGGATCTTTGTCAACATAAAATATATTCATTGTACCTCCCTAATATACAGCCTTTTCATATTTTGTTTGTTTATTTAATTTGTTTTCAACGTTATCTAATTTTTTATATAAAATAATTAAATCATTTTTTAATCGTTTCATATGCATTGATAAATCATAGTCTATGCTACCTAATTCTTTTTTTACATCATTTAGTTTTTCATCAATAAATGAATTATCAACTGTACTTTCTACTTTTACATCAAGCATTTTATCTTCTAGCATAATCAAACTACGTTTTACTTTTGTTTCAGACTCTTTAATGTTTTCATTAATAATATGAATTGAATAAACTGTATATACAGCAACTAATATTAAAAATGTTTTAATGGTATTGTTTATAATATTCATTAATGTACCAACTTTCTCATTACATAGTCTTTCATATTATATTCATTTGCTAAATTCATCATTTTATTATACCACATAGATTTCATTTCGTTTGTATTAGCATCAGCACACGCTTTTGCTAAATTATCTAATCTATGTTTTTTAAGATTGTCTGGATCTTTTAGTCTTTTTATATCATCAATTGTAATCATAGTATATATTATATATTAATTTGACATTGAAGTCAAGCATCAATTATCCCTTTAAATACTTCTTTTTATACCACTTATAAAACTTTTTATCTGTAAATATCTCAACTATTTCATTAGCTGGCACTTGATCACTACGAATACAATCTGCCATATCTTGGTAATCAGTTATGTCTACCTTACGTGTCATTTTTTTATTCATACTATTTTCCCCTATAGTGATTAAAAGTCTTTTTCTTTTTATGTCTTCTAAGTAATTCATCTAAAGCATTTAGTTCTTTTTTTGGTTTTGGTTTTGTTACTTGATATCCAATAATATAAGCAATCATCATACCTACAATTGTAATCATTATGCCAAGTACACCTAATAGTAAACCATCAATTAATGTCATTTATAATCCTCTCTTATTTTTGTGAGAATACTTTTTATTTTAGCAAAGTAATTTTTATCACTTGCATATGCATCCAGTGTTTCTATCAACATGTATGGATTATCAATACCTTCTTCTCTCATTTGTCTATAACCTTGATAGGCATGGTGATTGTTTAAAGTTTTAGTATAATGTAAAACACTATCACACTCATGTTCAAATACTTTAACGCCCCATTTTTTTGGTTTATCTTTCCAAGGTAACATATGAGGCTCTCTTAAATCATATGTACGAATACCAAATAGGTTTTTACCCTCTCTGGCAAATCTACTTGTTCCCCAACCAGACTCTAGAGCTGCCTGTGCTACTAATAGTTCTAAATTGACTCTATTAATATCATTGTAAAAATGAATATACTCGACACACATTTTAACATTATCTATAAACAACTGATTACTATTGTGTTCAAAGTCAGGCAATGATGGTACAGCAGCTTCTGCTCTTTGTTTACCATCAAGTGTATATCCATACCATACAAATGACATTGCTGTAACTACTACAACAAACATCATTGTTTTAATAAAAACTTTAAATTTTACCATCTTTAATTACCTTTTTCAAATCTTTTAAAGTTTTCTTTTTATTCATAGTAACAACATACCATTTATATCTTACTTTATGTTCGCTACTAGGACCAAATGATGGCACATCATATTCTCTATTAAATACAATAAGGTCTTGTAGATATAATTTAACAAGATCATCAAGTATTTTTTCACTATGATTTTTAGGTACTGTAGCAGTTTTCCAATAACCCTTACCCTTTACAACCTCTTGCAATATGTCTTTGTGTTTCTTCAATAGTTTCATTATATACCTTTCTTTACGTAATATTCATAGCCGTGGTCTTCAAACTTCTTTTGAATAAACACAAGGTTACTATTATCTAAAAGTTCTCTATAACCTTTAAATATCTTTTTACTGGTTCTGCCTGGAAAGTTATTTAGGATGTCTTTGTGTAAATGTCCTGTATAATATAGTTCCCACTCACTTACATTGTTTTGTAAAACATAATCAATTATGTTTATGCCTTTTCTAATTTGTTGTTTTAACCAATCGTCAACATGGTTCTTTTCACTTTTACTCATAATATAACTTTCTTCTTTCTATAGTTGTAAACCAATATAGTTTACTTTTGGTGAAAAGGACCAGAACACATCATTATGGTTTCCAGTATCACCTAGGTTTTGCATTTGGTACAAGTGTACCATTTCATGTACTAACGTGTCCATAAAATCTCTTTTTTCAGGATAGGCAGGTAACATTTCTAGTTTATACATTCGTGTACCTTTTCTTTTCCACTCAAATGTAATAACTTGTCCCACACACTTCTCTCTTTTTAAATCTTTTATTTGAATTTGGCCAAATGGAGATAACTTGTTATCAAAAATAGCATTATTTAATTCTTTAAAATACTTCTTTATGTCTTTGTAAGTAGTTGTATATTTTCTTTTTACAGAAAATTCTTTTTTCAACTTTCTTTTAAGTTTCAGAGCTTTTGATTTTCTAGTTACTGTTTTCGCCATTTAATAATTCCTCTTTGTATTTTTTATCTACTTGTAGTCTTAAATCAGCGGCAACACCCTCTAATATTTGAGGTAAGTAAGCCTGTAGTATTGATATTGAATCAACCATAAACTTATGAGCAAGTTTTTCTAACTCATTTTCCATAATATATTTTGTATCAATATCTGTACCTTTTATAGTTTCAGATATAACATGTCCTATAACTGCTTTATTATAGGTGTCGGCCTTAACAACATTAAATATTGACCAAGACCATATATAAACGAAAGCAAGAAATAATGTAAATAAAGGTTTTCTCATTATGAAGTAACCTTATCGTAAAATGTATCTTGGATACATTCTTCTACATTGTGTTCATCAATACCTATTAAATCAAGGTTATCGACTTTCATAATTTCAGTAACAGCAGTTTCTAAATTAATTAGATTATTCTTAAAATTTAAGATAATCTTATCAACTGTCTTTTCAACTTCATCAGTATAATATTGTTTTACTTTTGACATAATGTATTCTCCTTTTTTGTTGTTTTCATACTGCTACTATATCAGAAAATAGTATGAGTTTCAAGCAAAATCGGACAATATAAGCCGTTTTTTATACTGTAAATCAAAGGGAAATAGGGTGTGACAATTTATCAAGTAAATGTTCTACTTTTGTTCTACACCCTATAGTTGAATTTTATAGAATCACTCTATAATATTTATGTTTTAGGACGTTTTGTAATCGTCATTCCAATCAAATGCTTCTTTTACCACTGCATCCGTTAGACCTTTATATCTTTTATTAAGTTCTTTCTCTTTTACTGCGACCATCAGTTCAGCATCATCTTTGTGTAAACCTTCTAGCATTTGAATAAACATCATTTCTTTTTTTGTTTTTGAAAGTTGTTCATCTGCACCCTTCACAAAATGCCATAATTTTTTAGCTTCTGTGTATAGAGTCGTATGCTCAGTTCCTGCTGGAGCTTCATTGACCGTATATGGTGGGTTACCAGGTGGTAAATCCCATTCAATTTTTGGATCAAATGCACCTTTTAATACTTGTCTTAATGA